GTCCATGATTGAATCTAAAACATGGGACGGCAATAAGCGAATCGAAACATTATTTATTGATTATTTAGGTGCAGAAGATAATCACTATAATCGTGAAGTGACTAAAAAATGGATGATGGGTGCAGTTGCTAGAATTTATCATCCTGGTATCAAATACGATTCCATGATTATTTTATATGGCGGGCAAGGTGATGGTAAGTCTACGACAGTAAGTAAGTTAGGTGGTCATTGGTATAACCAAAGTTTAAAAACGTTTAAAGGTGATGAATCCTATAAAAAAATACAAGGCTCATGGTTGTGTGAGATAGAAGAACTCGCAGCATTTCAAAAGTCTACTATTGAAGATATTAAAAGTTTCATTAGTGCAATTGTAGATATTTATAGAGCTTCATATGGTAAACGTATTGAACGATATCCACGCCAATGTGTGTTTATAGGTACGACAAATAATTATGAATTTCTAAAAGACCAAACAGGTAACCGTCGTTTCTTTCCTATTACGACAGATAAAAATAAAGCAACTAAAAGTCCGTTTGACGATTTAACGCAAGACATTGTTCAACAAATGTTTGCTGAAGCTAAAGTTTATTTTGATGAAGATCCAACAGATAAAGCATTGTTACTAGATAAAGAAGCTAGTGAAACAGCATTGAAAGTCCAAGAAGAACATTCTGAAAAAGATGCTTTAGTCGGTGAAATTGAAGAATTTCTTGAACGTCCTATTCCATCTGACTATTGGTATAGAACATTAGAAGAAAAAAGAATATCTGCTCACGATGTTATAGATCAAGATTACATTAAATTATATGGTGACGGTAAATTAATTGAATTACCAAATACAAAACCAGGTGCTTATGTATGGCGTGACAAAGTATGTAGTATGGAAATTTGGAAAGTGATGATGAAACGAGATGACCAACCACAGCCGCATAATTTAAGAAAGATTGATAAAGCATTAAGAAATACAAGATATTGTGGACAAAGCAAGTCGCGTTATAGATTCGGTGAAGGTATAGGGAGACAATATGGTTTTCAAATTGATTTGTCCTCTTATTATCGAGATTTAAAAAATGAAAACAACAATAAAGGGACAACGGGACAGTGATGGGACAGTTGTAGGACACATTTAAGCTATTGTGGCAGTAAGTGCCATGCTACAAGTGTCCCTGTGTCCTACTAACTTTAAGATAAAGTTTTATAAAAAAATATATCAAGAACTCAAAAAATATATAAGTGTAGACCTAAATCGGCGGGACAACGGGACAATGAACCTTGATGCATTGGCAGAGTAGCAATAATAAGTGTACTAACTGCGTCCTACAACTTACAAATAATAGGACGTTAGGACACCTATACAATTTTAGGAGGAAGAAAATGAATATAAATCAATTAAAATCAGAAATTTTAGAATATATAGAATCACACGATGGAACTACTTTTGTAGAAATAGAAAATGTATTCAAAGAAAATAACTTTAATTATAAAGGAGATGGTGCATATACAAGTGGCCAACATCCAAATGTAGTGTTTTGGGTCGGGTGGAACCAAGAGGCATTTAATATTATTGCTGAACTTAAACAAGATGGTCTTATTGAAATGGATATTTGCCCGCCAATTATTTATCTGGTAGATGGTAAAGGGTTGGATTTACCGATAGTGAAGTCTAAAAATATTAAAACTGATCATTGGTTACCTGTTGCATTTAACATTTGTACAAAAGAAAAGGAGCGTGTTTAACATGAACGTTGAAATTATAGCAAATGAATTTGAAACTAGAGCAGCAACGCTATTAAGATATTTTACTGGTTTATGTGAAAGTAGTTATAAATTACCTGTTGCATTTAAGATATATAATGATCCGTTTAATGTTGTGTATATGATGAGCAAAGGTAAAATGTATGCTCATGTATTAATAAAAGATTATGAAGTGAGAAAATCTTTTAAGATTGCCTCAGAAAAGCATACTGAGAAACTCATTGAGAGCATTGAGGGGCATTATACTGGATATGATTTATATGATGGAACACATGACACTATAAGCGATATGATGGCTAGTTTCATGTTTGATAATGAGTATTTTATGTACGGTCTAGAAACCTTTGCAGAAAGTAACAATAGTGACATGTTCGACTACATGAGTAGAGATTTCAATATAGATGAACTTGAAGGCGTTCAATCTAGTAATGCAGATGTTATAGGTAATATGGAGGCATTGTATCAGTTAGCTACTGGTATTAATGAACCATCACCAGAATTAGTAAAGGGGCTTAAAATCATTACTGAGTTTATCCAGAATGAGAAGGCTAATGAAGTTGATAGTAAAGCATTGATTAAGCGACTGAATGAATTGAAACAGTCTTATTATAATGGTATAAAAGCATAAAATTATAGGTCATGCACTTTAATAGGTGCATGGCTTTTTTATGTAAATCGTAATTGTTAAGATTTGTTAATGATTTTAGATTGAGTTAAGGTAAAAAACGAACATTAGTTCTATAATAGAAAGTGTATGAAATTGTATGAAAAGTAGTATAAATACTTTATTTATAGTGTTAAATGGAATGTTAAGAAGTTATATAAACATCACTAAAATAAGAACATTTGTTTGTTATTTAGGTGTAAATTTAGTATAATAGTGTTATAGAAGTAATTATACTTTTATGTAGCTTGGTTGGTTTCTTGCTCGCTGAAATCACGAATATAAATAGTTGAAAACTGTAGATTAATTGATTTGTTTCATTTAACACCTCCTCATTTACTTAGGTCTGCTCAATTAAGAATGAAATGAGGATAAAACAATGACAATAACAATTGAAAAAGAATTAACGAACGATCATATCAGAGTATTAAACGTATTACGCAACACTAAGCACGAGATTATTACTAAGCAAAATATATTTAATCAATTGAATATGGAATTTAACCGAAACAACGACAGATGGTTAAGAAATACGATTAATAGTTTAGTAGTTGATTATGGTTATCCAATCGGATATAGCTATAAAAAAGATGCAAGAGGTTATTTCATGGTTAAATCTGAGGAACAGAAAGAATTAGCCTTAAGAAGTATCAAGCGTCATATCGAGGGTAGTTTAAAGCGATATGAGGCGTTAAAGAAAACTGAGATTTAAGGTTATCTAGTACGTGGTGCTGCTGAGATTGCACAAGAGTAATAATTTTAAAAAATATAACTGAAACGAGGTATATCATTGAAAACAGCTAAATACTTTGATGAATACAATGAATATGTGACAGGTCAAAGAGAGAATATCAATAAACTTGAAAAAGAACGTCAAGAACTCACGCAACGAATTAAAGAAGATAAAGTTAAATATAAAGAACTAATTGCAAACTCACAAGATGATGAGGCTGATGAACTTTATACCACATTTGATAGTAATGAGAAGAAATTGAAAGCATTAGAGAAACGCTTATCAACTAAAAAAGAAGTGTTTGATGAGGCTAGACGTAAAAAGGCGATTGAACTTATTAAACATCAAGCAGATTTACCTCATTTGTACAAAAAGGACAAAGAACGTATATTAGCAAAATTTGAGCCAATCGTTGAGGAATATAACAAAGTGGTAGATGAAATCGCAGCATTAAATGACGAATATGAATATGAGTTTTACAGATTCGTCGGGCCTTATGACAAAGAAAACTTTGAGAAAGATAAAGAAGTAAGAGCAGAAATCAAAAATCATTTCAGTCCTAATAAATATTCCAATTATGTGAGTGGAGACGAACTACCATTCATTGATATAAGAAATAAAATGCAATTAAGAGGTGCTAAATAATGGCTAGAAAATACAATTTAGATAAGGTTAGCAATTATCTTTTAACAGAAACAACATTGTCGGCAGAAGAAACTCAAAAAGTATTAGATGTAGTAGAAGAACAATTTTCTCAAAACATTCAACAGCAACGAAAAGATGAACTAACTCAACAGTCACAAAGAGAGAGAAAACTTATGAAAATGTTTGAAGAAAATCGCATAGTTAAATAATAAATATCTTGCCTATCCTTAGTGGTAGGCTCATTTTATTTGTGAGGTGCATACATGAACCTTAGAAGAGTAAACTACTCACTATCATATTATGAAACAAAAATATCTGAATATACTTTACTAACAGAATATAACCCTAAATTTATTAATACCAAGATTAAGGCCATCACTATACAAATAGAGATGATGTATCACTTAAATATCTCACATATGACTACAAATGATGTTCATGGCGTTGTATCAATATCCTATCCACTAGAAAAGTTAGTGATTGATATTATAGGTGAAAAAGAAAAATTGAAACGTTTCAAAACAAAAGCGAATAGAAACATGCAGCAATTAAAACAAGTTATTAAGCGATATACACCAGTTGAACAAAAAGAAATCATGTATTATATGCAGTCCAATGGTTCAACGATAGATTATAGCCTCATAGAACGCCTACAACGTGATTTATACGCTTATAAGCATAAAGTAAGTGTTGCTACATGATGTACGATAAACAAGCGATTAAACAGTTTATAATGGACTATCACAAAGAGAAAGCCTCAAATGTTGTAAGCTATGATGATACTGATATAGATGATTTCTTTTCACTTAGTGATGAAGTCGAACCCTTTGAACTAAGTGAGAATACTAGTAATCAAGTGTTCTTCAATGAACTAGATCAGCTTATTTATACAGTAGGGACTAGAAGGGGATACTACATATTTTTCTTGCTATGTGAAGGGAAATCTATGAATGAAATCGCAAAAATATTTGAATTAAGTAGAGAAAGAATACGTCAACTATGGAATGATTTATTAGACAAATTAGAGGAGGGATAACATGAGGGATTTAAACCCTAGACAAGAAAAGTTTATATCTGAATACCTAAAGACGTTGAATGTAACACAAAGTGCAATTAAGGCTGGTTATAGTCCTCATACTGCAAGTGTACAAGGCAGTAGATTGCTAAAGAATGAAAAAGTGGCTAAGTACATTGATGAGCAACGTAAGAAAGTGATTGATGAGGGCGTGCTATCAGCTAACGAACTACTTCATATCCTAAGTAATGCAGCAGTAGGTGACGAGAGCGAAGTGAGAGAGGTCGTTGTTAAACGTGGTGAGTTTCAACGCAACCCAGACACTGACAGAATGAACCTCGTGTATAATGAGCATGTAGAAATGGTGGAAGTACCTATTAAACCTAGTGACCGTTTACGTGCT